TTGGCGGAGACAACAGCCTGCCGGTGGAAGCCTGTGCGCTGGCGCTCTGGGGTGCCAAGACCAGCCGCCGCGACCCCACCCGCAAAATGAAGATCGGCTGAAAGGAGAGCCATGCAGATTTTGAATTTTGGCCGTGTGCCAGGCCTGACAAAGGAAGAACAGCAGCAGCTTTCTGACCTTGCCGCCGCTTACAACTACCATCAGGGGCGCAATGCCACCAAAGATAAGTATTATGAGGGGCATATCACCCTGAACGATGTGAATCTCGGCATTGCTCTGCCGCAGGGGCTGCACAATCTGGAAGTAGGCTGCAGCTGGGGCCAGAAAGCCGTGGATGTGCTGGCAGCACGCTCCATGTTTGATGGCTTTGTGAGTACCGGCGGCAGTCTGGACAGCCTTGCAAAGCTAGTGGCAGACAACCGCTTTGTGGCGCAGTATGCCAAGGCTTGCCGGGATGAGCTGAAATACGGCTGCGTATTCGCCACCCTGTCCGCAGATGCATCCATCAGCTGCAGAGTGCGATTTCACTCCCCCGCCATGGCGTCAGCCCTCTGGAGCGGCGAGAAGGGCCGCATCGACTGCGGACTTACCATCATTGATACGGTGAAGGATGAACATTTTGAAGGCACTTGGCGGCCCACACTGGTGAATTTCTACACCGATGCAGACGTTATTGTGCTGCGCGGCAACGGCAGTTTCTGGACGGCAGAGCGCAAGCACCACAAGATGGGCAGACCGCTGATGGAACCCATGATCTGGAACGCCACCAGCTCCAAGCCCTTTGGCCGCAGCCGCCTGAAGCGCCCCATCCGGGCACTGATCGACGATTATGTGCGCACCGCCGCCAACGCGGCCATTGCGCTGGAGTTCGACACCACCCCGCAGAAATACGTTCTCGGCGTGACCGATGAACAGTACGACGCCATCGTTTCCAACAAATTCAAGACCTACATGGGCGCTCTGATCGCAGCCACCTCCAACCCGGAGACCGGCGAAAATCCGGAGTTTGGCCAGCTGGCGCAGGGCAGCCTGCAACCCCATGTGGAAAAGATGCGGATGACCGCCACCCAGTTTGCAGCGGCCACCGGCCTGACCGTCACCGACGTAGGCGTGGTGAACGACGCCAACCCCACCAGCAGCGATGCCATCCTTGCCCAGAGCCAGACACTGGTGCTGCTGGCCCAGCAGCTGAACACCGGCAACGGCGATGCACTGCGCACCATTGCCTGCATGGCACAGGCCGTGGCACGGGGCTGTGAGCTTTCTGATCTGACCGAAGAAGAGACCGGTATCATGGCACACTTCAAAAACCCCGCCATGCCTAGCGTGGCCGTGACGGCGGATGCTGCCATCAAAATCGCATCTGCCCGGAAGGAGTTTGCCGGAACGGATACCTTTCTGGAAATGATCGGCTTTGATCAGGCGGACATCCGGCGCATCAAGGCGCAGGAGCAGCGGGCGCGCGGTCAGAAGCTGCTGATGGAGATGGAAAATGCAGATCTCAGCGAAAACGTGGAATGAGTACATCACCCGGCTGTCCCGGCTGAACCAGAAAGCCGGGCAGCTCATGCGGGAATATATAGACGCCCACGGCATTGCTGACACGGACGGCCTTGTGGCCTACGCCTACGGGCTGGTGACCAAGTACAGTGAAGGCAGCGCAGAGCTGGCCTGCCAGATGTATGAAGCACTGGCCGAGGCGCAGGGCGTGTATGTGCCCGCCGCAGAGCCTGCCGCTACCGCCAGCTATGGCGAGGTGGCCCGCATGGTGAGCGCTACCAAGGACCAGAACCCCGCCAACCTGCCAAACGGCATCAGCCGCCTTGTCAAGCGTGCCGGTGCAGACACCACCCTGAAAAACGCCATTCGCGACGGCGCGGAATGGGCATGGGTGCCCCATGGTGACACCTGCCCCTTCTGCATCACGCTGGCGTCCAATGGTTGGCAGAAGGCCAGCCAGAAACTGCTGAAGGGCGGGCACGCGGAGCATATCCACGCCAACTGCGACTGTGAGTTTGCGGTGCGGTTCCGTTCCGACACTACTGTGGCCGGGTACGATCCGGACAAGTATTACCGGCAGTATCGTGAGGCGGGCGGCGACATCAACAAAATGCGCCGCATTGATTACGCCGCCAACCGGGAGCGCATCAATGCACAAAAGAGGGCGGCGTATGCGGCGAGAAAGCTCTCGACAAATGAAGAAAATACTGCTACAATAAAAGTGAAAACCAGTAGTTCTCGGCAGTTTGTTTCTGAGCAGCTTTTTCAGAAGCATTATGACAAACATCTGTCTGAGTTCGGCGAGATTTCTAAAGGAAGATATCTGGAAAAGGCAAATGCTCTTGCTGATGCTCCACTTTCCGAAGATATTGTTCAACTTGTTCGTTCTGATGGAAGTATTGCTAAATATTGCTACTCGACAAATGAATTTGTAGTTGTGACTGCTGATGGAAATATCAGAACGTACTTCAAACCGGAAACAAAGGAGGCTTATTGGGATGAAGAAATCGATCGAAACAAATAAAGCTCTTTGCCCGGTTTGTGGCAAAGCTCATGTGGATGAGTACGACATCTGTGAGGTTTGCAATTGGGAAAATGACCCGGTTCAGCTCGTCAATCCCGATTTAGCAGGTGGAGCAAATAGAATGAGCTTGAATCAAGCAAGAGAGGCTTATAACGCTGGACGCCCCATTCAGTAATTGAACCACGATGCACATGCACCGTGGTTTTCTTTTGCCCACTTTTAAGCACGATGCAGTTTTGCACCGTGCTTTTTTTATGCCGTTTTAGCTCATGTTGGAAGAGCGCCGGTCTCCAAAGCCGGAAGCGGCAGGTTCGATCCCTGCAAACGGCACCATGCGGCGGGCGGCGCGTATCCCGCCCACGACCGGATCACTGACAGAGAACAGTGTAAAAAACTGAGGTCTCACACACGAAAGGAGTTTCCACCATGAAGCGTGAAGACGTGAAGAACAAGATCCCCGGCATCACCGATGAACAGCTGAACTGGATCATGCAGGAGAACGGCGCAGACATCAACCGGGAGAAGTCTGCCGCCACGGCTCTGCAGGCCCAGCTGGACAACGCAAACGCTCAGCTCAAGACCGCGCAGGACGGCCTGAAAGCCTTTGAAGGCGTGGATGTGGCAGGCCTGCAGGAACAGGTCACCAAGCTGAAGGCCGACATGAAGGTGCAGGCCGAGGGCTTTGCCTTCGATAACGCCCTGAATGCCGCCATCATGAGCAAGAAGGGCCGCAGCGTCAAAGCAGTGCGGGCTTTGCTGGATCTGGACGCCCTGAAAGGCTCTGCCGACCGCAGCACCGACATCGGCAAGGCGCTGGACGAAGCCGCCAAGGCAAACCCGTGGGCCTTTGGCGATGCCCAGCCCGGGTACCCTGACGTCAGGGATGGCGGAGACCCGCATCACACCCCCACCGGCTCTACCAGCGAGCAGTTTGCAGACTGGTTTGCGCAGGTGACCAAGTAACAAAGGAGTATTTTTATGGCGACTGATATCAACCGTACCACCTCTATTGCCCTGCCCGGCGAGGTATCCAGCGAGATCCTGCAGAAAACGCAGGAAAGCTCCGCTGTCATGTCTCTGGCCCAGCCGATCAAGCTGCCGGGTCTGGGCGTGACCATTCCTGTTATCACCGGCGACCCGGAAGCCGCATGGGTGGCGGAGACCGCAAAGAAGCCGGTCAAGCGCGGCACACTGGACACCAAGATCATGCAGCCCTACACGCTGGCTGTGATCGTGCCCTTCTCCAACCAGTTCCGCCGCGATGTGCCCGCACTGTACAAGCAGCTGGTGAGCCGTCTGCCGCTGGCTCTGGCACAGAAATTCGACGCTACTGTGTTCGGCGGCGTCACCGCGCCCGGTTCCAACTTTGACACTCTGAAGAGCTGCACCGCGCAGGAGATCGGAACCGACGCCTATGCCGGTCTGGTGGCTGCAGATGCAGACATCGCCGACCACAACGGCATCCTGAACGGCTGGGTGCTGTCCCCCAAGGGCAAGGCGCTGCTGCTGAATGCTGTGGACGCCAACAAGCGCCCGCTGTTCATCAACAGCGTGGCCGAGGGCGCTGTGCCTATGATCCTTGGCTCCCGCACCCTGCAGAGCAAGGGCGCTTACCTCTCCGGCACCCCCAATGTGGTTGGCTTTGCCGGTGACTGGACGCAGGCAATGTACGGCACTGTGGAGGGCGTGCAGATTGCCATCGCAGATCAGGCAACGCTGCAGGATGGCGAGACCACCATTAACCTGTTCCAGCAGAACATGTTTGCCGTGCGTGCCGAGATCGAGGTGGGTTTCCGCTGCGACACCACCGTGTTCAACAAGCTGACCAAGGCGGCGGGCTGATGGTGAAGTTCATCAATCAGCTGACCGGCACGGTCATGTACGTGGCTGAGGAGCGCGCGGCAGAGTATGCTGCCGCAGGCCATAAGCAGGTAGCGCGGGATCCTCCCGCAGCCGCTGCGGCTGAAAAGCCCAAAACCGTTCGCAAGGCCAAAGCGAAGTGAGGTGCCGCCATGCTTTATGCTGAAGTGCAGGACGTGGAAGCAGGTTTTCGCGCCTTGTCCCGAGACGAACAGACACAGTGCGCTGCCCTGCTGAGCGAAGCCGCCGTGATCATCGACAGCTACAACCCGGATGCAGGCGAAGACGCCAAGCGGGTGGTCTCCTGCCGGATGGTGCGCCGGCAGCTGGGCGAGAGCGACAGCGAGGGCGGCGTATCCTTTCCCGTGGGCTCCACGCAGGGCACCGCCACGGCGCTGGGTTACAGCCAGAGCTGGACCATGAGCGGAGGCTCTGCCGGTGAGCTGTATCTTTCCAAGCTGGAAAAGAAGCTGCTGGGCGTCGGCAGCCGCATCGGTGCCCGCAGCCCTCTGGAGGACTTATGCTGAAAGGAATCGACATCACCCTCTATTCCAAGACCCAGACCGGCGAGGATCGCTTCCACGACCCCATTTATGAGGAAACGCCTGTCACCGTGCACAATGTGCTGGTGGGTGAACCCTCTGCCGAGGAGATCACCACCGAACTGCAGCTCACCGGCCGGCGACTGGCCTATACGCTGGCCATCCCCAAGGGCGACACCCACGACTGGGCGGACGCAAAGGTGGAGTTCTTCGGTCAGACCTTCCGCACCTGCGGCGGTGTTGTGCAGGGCATCGAGAGCATGATCCCGCTGCGATGGAACAAGAAGGTGCAGGTGGTGCAGTTTGAGTAAGGTGAAGATCGAGCTGAACAGCCCCGGCATCCGGGCGCTACTGCGCTGCCCTGAAATGCAGGCGGTACTGAAAGACCGTGCCGACACCGTGAAGGACCGTTGCGGCGATGGCTACGAATCCTATGTGGCCCCCACCCGCGCCGTGGCTGTTGTGGAGACCGCTTCCCGCAAGGCCTATGACGACAACTCGGCCAACAACACCCTGTTGAAAGCCGTCTCCGGCAGCCGCAGCGGCGCAACAGTGCATGAACACAAGCGCCGCCTGAAAGATGGGCGTGTCATCACAGTGAGGAGCTACCAGAGAAAGAAATGATCGAAGAAGTCATCTTGAACTACCTGCGGGAAAATGCCTTTTCCTGCTACATGTCCATGCCGGAGAAGCCCTCCGGCAATTTTTGTATCCTCGAAAAGACCGGTGACAGCCCGGACGAAGGCATTTACACGGCCATGCTGGCGGTGCAGTCCTACGGCAGCAGCGATTTTTCTGCCGCTCAGCTGAGCCATTTTGTGGTGCAGGCTATGCTGGACGCCGACACTCTGCCGGAAATCGTCTCCTGCGACCTTGTCACTGAGTACAATTTCCCGGATACCACCCGCAAACGGCCAAGATATCAGGCCGTCTTTTCTATTACACATTACTGACGAAAGGAAGTATCTCTATGGATGCAAAAAATGTAAGCGCCGCAAAGCCCAAGGTGGGCGGTGCCGTCTGGCGCGCACCTCTGGGCACCCCGCTGCCCACGGATGCAAAGTCCAAACTGAACGAAGCCTTTGAATCGCTGGGCTACATTTCCAGTGACGGCCTGACCAACTCGAACTCTCCCAGCAGCGAGAACACCACGGCATGGGGCGGTGATACCGTGCTGACCCAGCAGACCGAAAAGCCGGACACCTTCGCCTACACCCTGCTGGAAGCCCTGAACCCGGCGGTGCTCAAGTCTGTCTACGGCGATAAGAACGTTGCCGGCACGCTGGAGACCGGCATCACGGTCAAGGCCAACAGCGACGAACAGCAGGACTGCAGCTGGGTCGTGGACATGGTAATGAAGAACAACGTGCTCAAGCGCATCGTGATCCCGGATGCGGCAGTGTCTGCCGTGGGCGATATCGTCTATTCCAACGGTGCGGTGGGCTACAGCACCACCATCACCGCGGTGCCGGACACCGAGGGTAACACCCACTACGAGTACATTCTGGGCGGCACTGCCGCCACCCAGTCTGCCGCCGAGAGCACCGCAGACAATAAGGAGGTAAAGGCATGATTGCAAAAACGGAATCCGGTTTTGAGATCGAGCTGGACGATGAAGCCATGAACGATGTGGAGCTGGTGGAGGCCATCGTGGAAATGGACACGGACGGTACCAAGCTGTTCTATGTGGCGGACCGCCTGCTTGGCAAGGAAGGCAAGAAGAAGCTCTACGACCACCTGCGTGACGCCAAGGGCCGCGTGCCGGTGGCTGCCTTTGGTGCAGCGATCGGTGAACTGATCCGCAGCTTTTCCGCAGGAAAAAACTCTGCATCCTCTCCGAACTGATCGCATCGGACGAGGACGCGCTGATCTGCGATTTTGCGCAGTATTACCACGTTCTGGACTGGCGCAGCCTGCCGCCGCGTCTGGCGGCCACCCTTGCTGCAGGTCTGCCGGAGAGCAGCCGCAGTATGCTGCGGCTGGCCGGGCAGCGGGTGCCTATAGAAGATCAGCTGCAGGCATCTGCTGCCGACACGCTGAACCGCATCGAGTGGTGGCTGCTGGGCAAGCCCGGCAGGCCGCCCAAGTCTATTCTGGAAGCTCTGACCGGCACGGGCTCCGGCAGCGACACGGAGGATGTGCAGAGCTTTGCCAGCCCGGAAGAATTTGAAGCGGCCATTGCTGCGCTGAAAGGAGGTTGATGGAGATGCCGGACAAAATCGAGATGGCAAAAGCCTATGTGCAGATCGTGCCGTCGGCAGATGGCATCCGGGCTGCACTGACTGACGTTTTTGACGAAGAAACGGACGGCTTAGGCGCAAAGGTTGGCCAGAGCATTGGTGCCCAGCTGGTCGGCACTATCAAAAAAGTGCTTGCCGCCGCTGGCATCGGCAAAATCATCAAGGATTCCATCGACATGGGCGGTGCCCTGCAGCAGAGCATCGGCGGCATCGAGACGCTGTTCAAGGACAGTGCCGATACCGTCAAGCAGTATGCCGCACAGGCGTACCAGACCGTGGGCCTCTCCGCCAACGACTACATGGAGCAGACCACCAGCTTTGCGGCCAGCCTGCTTTCCAGCGTGAGCAAGGATACCAATGCCGCCGCCCAGCTTGCCAACATGGCCATGGTGGATATGGCCGACAACGCCAACAAAATGGGCACGGATATGCAGGATATCCAGAATGCCTATCAGGGCTTTG